TACTCAAAAGAGCGGCAAGCGAGGCTCGAACTCGTGACCCTCAGCTTGGGAAGCTCTTTTTTAGTGCATCTATAATACTATATATCAAATATTTATTTTACATACAAAAACAATTTGCATACATTTTGCATACATTCTATTTTTAACCCTATTCAACAATGCTAATTCTACCCTTCAAATCCTCTGCTAAAAAACATTTCTTTAATACATTCCGCCTTCTCTTGAACATCTTGGCAACTCTTCCTATTTACAAGAATGTAGGAGCTTACATTCTTATATTCAATGTGTTCAAACATTTTCCTTCCGAATAAGTTCAAAGCTATATTTTTATATATTCTGAATCTTTGATTGTTTACTCTCCCTTCCACTTTATCACTTTCCATATCCATACTTTCTGCTCCATTTACAGCAAAAGAAGCATTAGGATATTTTTTGATTATCATAGGAATTACTGAAGCACAGGTAATAAATATTCCCATTGCTCCCTTGTAGCCGTGAACTTTAATAATCCTATTATATTTATTATCTAATTTCCTATCTCTTGCAGCATAGAATTTTATTGCAAAAACATCATCATAAGATTCTGCTCGGATGATATATTTTAATCTCTGATACTCTTCCGTCTTGTCCGTATAAAATTTATATATTAACGAGAAATCAAAAGCGTCCCCCTCTTTAGGAGACGCTTTCTGTATATATTTTAATTCAAACGGCTGTACCCTATCGAACATTTACATAATCATTTTTGCAGTGGTTGAAATAAAACAGCACGTTTCACTAACAATTCTTCCTCTACCAACTACTCCGCGTAAAGGAACATGCTTAACTTCACTCCTTAAAGTCCATCCTAACCTATCGCCTTTAGTTTTTACCTGACGATTTTTTGTAATAACATTAACTTTCTTGTTTTCTATAACACTTCCCATATCCTTTTGATACTATGATACTATAATATAAGAAAGAACGAACGAACAACATATCTTAAACACAACACCATTAACAACGCTATAAACATTGTTAATAACATCACAATTACAGCACTATTTTTGTATTATACTTCGTAATACAATATTTCGCTACAAAATAAGACATAAATAAGGATGTAACCAAAATGTGAGACAGATTTATTTATAATTTAGACTAATTATAAATAACAACATTTACGTTATGATACCCCGCCAGTAATACGGCGGGCGGGGTAAATAAACTATTTGTTTATTCTATTTTACATAAACCAAATGATGAAGCACATTTCCGCTTTTTGTATCAACTTCCGCCAACCTGACTGCCTAAAATCTTCATATTATAAATTTTCTTTTCCTTTACCTTTCCGCCTTTCAGTATTGTGACTTCCTGCCTCAGTTGTGCAACTTCTTTAAGTAATTTCTCATACGCTTCTGCAAGACGGAGCATGTGCTTCATCATTAGATTTACATTTTCATTCATTATATTTCAAATTAATAATTTGTGTCCTGTCGAAATAAAATATCAACAAATTTTATATTGAAAAAGTTTTATTTCAAAACATGTTTGTAAACATATATATTAAACAGCCTTTCTTCTCACACTGAATAGGTCTTGTATTTCTTCCACAGATTTGTTCAGAGCGTTAAATCGCCTTTGTAAATCCTCAAATTGCGCTTCATACATGACTACTGTCGTTTCATACATTCGCTTCCAGTATTCAGCAGTTTCCGGAGATGGCAAATCTTCCACATCTTTTTCAGACAAAGACGAATGTGAAGTTTCATTGTCAAGGAACATTGGACCTTTGCCGGTGAGGATGTAGTTGGCGTTGACTTTATACATTTGACAAAACTCTTGCAACGTGTTCATAGACACACCGCATATTCCACGTCTTATTTTAGACATGGTGGCCTTTGATAAATTTTCTAAAGTGTTCCACACCTTATAATCGGTAAGTTCCAACTTTTCTATCGTCTCTAAAAAACGATAAGTATAATCATTAAACGCTTCATTATTAATATCATGTTCGGCATTATTTTTTTCATTGCCCAAATAGATATATTTCATATTTGCATCTGGAAAACATTCTGCAAACTTAGATAAGAACTTCTTGCTTGGCTCTTGTATCCCCCTTTTTATTTTAGTGAACATAGCCTCTTTAACCCCAGTGCTCTTCGCTATATTATAGAAAGATACTCCCATCCTTTCGACTTCTTCTAGAAATCTTTTTGTTAAATCACTAAGATTTGCTTCGTTTTTATTTTTACTTTCCATTTTAGATAGTATCTTTGCATCCGTTGCAAGTAGAGCGGCAACAGACACATGATTAAACAATCGCCCTAACGTGGGCTTTTCTATATGGAAATCCGTTGCCGCTCTACTTTAGCAACGGATTTTTTTATTTTATAAAGTACAATCGGTTATTGTTTCCGCTTTACGAGCTACTGCGGAGGGCTATCGGGGAAAATACGTTCGACCAATAACAGATTTAAAACAACCTTCCGAAGCTTCACGGTGAAAGCCCGTGAGGGGATGCACGAAAGAAGGCAGTCGATTGAAATAAGCAGACTGGTGCGCAGGTGCAGGTTACGAGATAACCAACTCTGTAAAAGCTGAAAGCCGAGATTGGAAGCACCCAATTCAGAGCCGAGACGAAAAAGCCGAGATGACGGGCTCATTCTCTTGAATTATCCCCAAAACCGTAAGAGAGAAAAACACTCTCTACGGGTAAGGGGATGATTCACTCAATTCCCCTACCTCAAATCAAAGCAGGTTATTATTTATTAAGTTATATAACTTATTATAAACTATATATTCATTATAACTATAAACTTAATATTAATATAATTACAATGGAAAAAGTAAGTCTTAAATATGAAGCATATACAGACGGTAGTTGCGATAATCTTTCTCCTTATGGAGAAGGCGGGTCTGCTTATATAATACTTAAAGACGGTATAATAATAAAAGAATCCAAAAAAGGATTCGTTGGCACTACGAACAACCGTATGGAAATGCTTGCAATAATAAGTGCCGTAAAATCCGTTCCAAAAGGGGCTACATTAACCGTGTATACAGATTCTCAATATTGTATAACGAGCTTTACGAACTGCAAGAAACCCAAAAAGAACTTAGACTTAATAAACCTCTATCATCATTGCGCCGCATCACTCCATGAGATATGTTTTGTTTGGGTAAAGGGACACAGCGGCAATGAATACAACGAGCACGTTGACTCTTTAGCCTATTCTGCGTATGAGGAGATTATAAACAAATACAATCTCCCTAAAACAAGAGTAGGAAAAGGACGATGAATATTTAAAGGGGCAGCAATGGTCTGCCACCCCTTTGGGTCTTAACCTCTGCGAACCCTAATTACAGTCCGCCGGATTTTAATCCTGGTTGTGGTTTTGACCCTTACAGTAATTCTTGCCATAAGCGTTAATTATAATGTTAAACATTGGATAATCTCAGCCTTATCCGTCAGGCGATTTCCTTTCTCATGTTATGGCAACAGATTATAGAAATCGGGCAAGTATTACTGTTTTATATCAATTAATAAATTATATAGCAATGAAGAAAATAACAAAGATTGAGATTATAATGTCAGTAGATGAAGATGCCGATTTGTATTCAAGAGATATAACTTTAAACGGGGAAAAGGTTTTCCATGATGAGTTCAAAAGAAATCTCTTAAATACAAAAGACTTTATTCACGTTTTTACCGACAAACTAATTAGCGGCATTGAAAATGATTAAATACAGCTATTTTCACTATATTAACCGATTGTACAACATTTCAAAGAACGAATTATGAAAAATGAACCTAATTACACAATTACAATTTCCCGTAGATACGTTGAGGGAAAAAACAGCCTTAATGTAGAGAGAACCGTTACAAACGCCGAAGACGGTGAAGTAATATTTCATTCACTGCATGAAATTAGCAGCGACAGTGAAAAAGAATCACCTATTACGTTTCTTGAAAAACATTTAGGGCTGTACCCTCCCGAAAGCAAAAGCCAATGCAGATGTAATAGATGCCGCAATTTCAGTGATGGTTTTTACTTTCTCCGAAATGGGCGGTTCCACCGTTTTTTTAAGAGATTCAAGTTCAAGTTTTAGTCTCTCCAAATCATTTGAAAGTATTTTGTCTTGCATCTTAAATCCCCCATAGCGGTAGAATGTATCCAATTTTGAATTAAGATATATTTTACCGCCATTCTTATAACCTTCAATTTTAAGCATCCCCATATCTTCAAGTTCAATCATCACTTTTTCAAATTGCACCATACTGATATTAAGGTCTGGGACATTTTTATATTCAAAATAAAAACCATTTCCTTCTTTATTAAGAAGTTCATGCACTATTTTATCCTTTTCCTCCGGCATTATTACCTTAGGATGCTCCTTTCTCCCCTTCGATGCTGTCCTAAACTCAAACATAACAATATATTAATCAGAGTTTTACTAAAAACATGTTTTATAACATATAAAATACTAACTAAAAAAGAAAGTATTTCTTTGTGCTTTCTAAAATAGATAGTATCTTTGCACTGTTGTTAATCAACAACGTTATTTTTTAAAGTAAATACAAAGATAAGAAAATAAATAAAGAAAGCAAATATGAAGTACGATTTATCAGACATAATGAAAAAGGCTCACAACTTCTACAAGACCGGAAAATACACCTGGTCTGAAAGCTTGAAAAAGTCATGGAAGATGGCAAAGTTTTCTGTCCGCGTAAAAGAGGAAATATCCAATATGGTAGACTATAAGTCTGCTGACGACAAAGCGTTCACTAATAGATTAAGAAAGGAGAATGAAGGCTATAAGCCGGCAAAAAGAAGCGCCTATGATAATTTCAATGCTCCGGCTTCCGTCTATTATACTTCTAACAACAGAGGGCGTTTTGGCTCTTGTTTCGTGGGTGATTAATACAATTAGCACATAAATATGAATGACATCAAGACAATAGCAGTAAAGAAAATATCTCCATCCGACACATTAAAAAGTATAAAAGTCGGTGACACAGTAATTATAAAGGACAAGCATATAAAACCCAATGTAGCCCGCTCTACCATGTCCAGACTATCTAAAAACGGATATAGCTTTTATTCGACAAGCTGCCCTGAAGGGTTGATAGTAAAACGACTTAAATAATATCATTATGAATATCAACAGAATATCAAAACAGACAGCCATGTTTGCAATAGGATTTATCGGCTTCTTATTCCTTCTCGGCATCGCAGGTAAATCAGATTATAATCAGGAAGTCATATACAACATGACGGAAACGGCTTACAATGTTATTGTAGATTCTCTCGGCGAAGGTTGTAGCGATACTCAAATCGTAAAGACTTATTTAAATAACAAAGAATATTACGACAGTCTAAGTTGGTAGGTTATGGGAAGAACGAAATCTGTAGGAAAGGTAGAGCCGGTCAACAAACTATGGCTCTCCGCTAAGGAAGCAATGGCATACTTAGGATGCAGTGATAAACTGTTGGAAAAACTAAGGAACAATGCCGAAATATCATTTTCTAAATATAATAACCGTACCATTTGGTACGACTTGAAAAGCATTGAAAGGTTTATAGAAAGAAACCGCGTTGTGTGAACAACGCTCCTTCCTCTTAGCTCAGCCAGGCAGAGCATCGCTATGGTTACTTGTTCGAAGGTTTAGTATCCGGTAATTTCCGGTTAGCGAAGGTCGCACGTTCGAGTCGTGCAGAGGGAGCATTATAGGCGAAACCGATGAGCCAAACATTCGGGATGGGAGACTTAACCCTCAAAAATGAAGTCGTGTTCAGGGCACGTAAAATTAGCCTGCGCTGATAAGCAGTATATCTATATATACACATAGCTGAGGCGATGTATAGCGTGCAAGCAACCGATTGCGAAGACTGTTCATTGAGAGGTGAATACGAGCATAAGGCAGCAGCGTGATTAAGTTAATGAACATACTACAATAGTAGTCTATGTATCAGCGCGGAAAATCGTCCGTTGACCGTTAAAGTATGATGTTTGGGCGTCATTATCGCTGGTACTATTATATACTCCCTTCCCGTCAAATTCGGGCACGCTGAAAGCTAAACACGTATTGTTGCGTTGAAGGGAGCCAATATTTATTAATCTTTAAATATATAGAATTATGATTGGGAAAAAAGTAATTATTAGAGCAGACAGAGCGGGCGTATTTTACGGAGTATTGAAAGAAAAAAATGGTAGTGAGGTTACATTGACAGACTGCCGAAGATTGTGGTGTTGGTATGGGGCTGCATCTATCAGCCAATTAGCTGTTGAGGGAACGAAAAGACCTAATGATTGTAAATTTACATTAGTTGTACCGATAATCTCTATTTTGGGGGTTATAGAAATAATTCCTTGTACAGATGAAGCGATAAAATCCATTGAGGAGGTAGCCGTATGGAAGAACAGATAAGAAAGTTTCTTAGTATATACTCTGGCGATGGCTCTGGCTCTGGCTATGGCTATGGCTCTGGCTCTGGCTATGGCTATGGCTATGGCTCTGGCTCTGGCTCTGGCGATGGCGATGGCGATGGCTCTGGCTATGGCGATGGCGATGGCTCTGGCTATGGCGATGGCGATGGCTCTGGCTCTGGCGATGGCGATGGCTCTGGCTATGGCTTTGGCTATGGCTATGGCTCTGGCGATGGCGATGGCTCTGGCTATGGCGATGGCGATGGCTCTGGCTCTGGCGATGGCGATGGAATTAAAACATTCAATGGCGACAAAGCATATATCATTGATGATATTCCTACAATTATCAAGCATGTTCATGACAATGTAGCTAAAGGATATATACTGAACGATGACTTTACATTGACTGAGACATTTGTTGCAAAAAGGAATGGGAAATTCGCTCATGGAGAAACATTGCACGAGGCCTTTGCTTCGCTTCAAGAAAAATTGTATGACGATTCAACCGAGGAGGAAAGGTTGGAAGCTTTTAAAAAGCATTTTCAGGACTTTACTAAAAAGGTATCGGCTAAAGAATTGTTCCATTGGCATCATGTGCTGACCGGTTCGTGCAAGCAAGGAAGGCTGTCATTCTGTGCCAATAAGGGAATAGACATTGACAATGATACTTATACCGTACATGAGTTTATAGAATTAACTCAATATTCTTATGGCGGTGATATAATCAGAAAATTGAAGTAATATGTAATTATCCCGTGGCTCTCAATAGATGTTTGAGAGTAGTAAGGCAACCATCGGAACGCTCACGGGAACGATAAAACAGATAGTACTCATTTTAAAAAACAAGCAATATGAAAAAAATTACAGAAATGACCGAGCAAGAAATCCTTGCATTAACGGATGAAGATGTACAGAAAATGATAAAACTCCGGATGATGGAGGAAGGCATTAAAATCATGGATAGGCCGCAGGCTCCTGAACTGTTTGATATTGAACCGGGTGATTTGAAAGTTTTCACCATTCCATTTCTTGGAGATTTTGCTTTTACAAGCATAGAAGAAGCGAATGCGGTTGCAGAAGCATTGCGAAATGCAAAAACTCTGCGTAAGGTTGAATATGATTGGAGTAAAACAGGAAGTGATTATAAGTATCTTGTCAAGAAAGAGAAATATTCTTATTCCAACAGCCCCGATTTCTCTGTCAATTCAGATTTTGTGTATTCCCAAGAACTCTATACCAAAATTTCCGGTTTTTTGGCGCAGAACAAGGTACTGAAAGAGCAAGCCCAGAAAGACAAAGAGGAATATGATGTGCAGTTAGGCGAAGCTTCGGAAATTATTTCGGAAATACACAGCCGACTTAAAGAAGTCAAGGCAAAATACAAGAGATTAGAATGGTTAGTTTACAAATTTGCTTCCGACTACTATCCGCTTTCTGATAACAACGAGGACATGGCAATAAAATTCATGGATAAAGCGTATTCCTTAAATTATGAAGAAAAAGAGTATATCTTATCAGAATATAGTAAGTACGATAACCCCGTGGAGGCATAACCTTGCATTAGGAGTTAATTAGAGTATTTTTCAAATCCCGTCCACGTGCTGGTCGGGAAACACTGCGACATGGTGGAATGGTAGACGCAGCACTCTATGATAGGAATGTCAAATCTTAGATGTGTGGAGCTTGACAACTCGTCCCGGTTCGAGTCCGGGTGTCGCAACATCTTCACTACAGATGAAGTATTTGTTTAGTCGTAGCCGGGCGGTCTGTGAAGATAGTCCGGTTTTTTCTTGAAACCAATTAATAACAATCATATGAAAACATTACAATTAAGTGAACAAAAAGCCCGTGAACTATATCGGAGCGGTTCAAAAGAATTAAAAACAGTATTGGAAGAATCTTTTGGAAAGGATTTCTTTTCACAAGACGTTACAGAAAGAGTGAAAACCTACCTTGATGCTTGCCACGAGTTGGGAAGGGAACCACTCGATGAGAAAAAGCTATTGGAGTTAGGCTTGACGGAACACGATATTGCTTATCAAAAGCTGGCTATCGTTACGGAAGCTCTAAATGGAGGTCAGAAACTTAATGTATGCAATGCTAACGTGAAACGCTGGTATCCGTGGTTCAAGCCTAATGGGTCTCCTTCCTCTTTCGCTTTCTGCGATTCGGATTACGGTAGTGCGTGGGCGGTTGCGGGTAGCGGGTCTCGCCTTTGTTTGAAAAGCGAAAAGCTTTCCAATTATTGCGGGAAGCAATTCATTGATTTGTGGAAACAATTTATTCTATAACCCTATAAACTTACAATTATGACTTTAAATGTAGATAAAAAGAACGCTTTAAAGGCTTGGAGAGAAGCGGACAATAAAGGAAAGCAGATGCTTGAAAATCTATACGGCAAAGAAATATTTGCCAATCAAAACGTAATGGATAGAATCAAAACGTTTGAAGACGCAATGGAAGAAACAGGAAGAAAAGGTGTCCCTGATTTTTCAGATTTACCCAAAGACATGCGCAGGCATTTCATTGCGTTATATAAAATGGAAGTTATTACGGAAGCTCTGAATGAAGGCTGGAAAGCAGACTGGGATAACTCGGATGAGAACAAGTATTATCCCTATTTCATTATGTCTCCTTCCTCTTTCGCTTTCTTCGATTCGCGTTACGCTGATGCGTTTGCGCATGCGGGTAGCGGGTCTCGCCTTTGTTATAAAACACGCGAACTTGCGGGATATTCGGCAAAACAATTTATTGACATTTGGAAAGACATCCAGATAGGATAAGCATACAAAGGTCGTCTGCCCTTGTCTCCTTCCTCTTAAAAATAAATTATGGAACAAGAAATTTGGAAAGATATAATTGGATATGAAGGGATATATCAAATATCCAGTTTAGGTAGAGTAAAATCTGTGAGCAGATATGTAAACCATATAAATGGAGTAAGACATGTTCATAGTAAAATTTTAAAGCCTAATAGTTGTTCTCTTTATTTAAATATTAGTCTTAGTAGAAAATGTGTAATGAATAGATTCACTATACATAGGCTTGTAGCTAAAGCTTTTATTCCTAACCCTAATAATCTTCCACAAGTTAATCATAGAGACGGTAATAAATTTAATAATAAAGTAGAAAATCTTGAATGGTGTTCTTCCTCTGATAATCAAAAACACGCATATAGAATTGGGTTAAAAAAAACTCCTAATTTAGGCAGATTCGGCAGTCTAAATCATTCATCTAAAGTTATAATACAATATAGTTTAACAGGAGTGCCAATTCAAGAATACGGAAGCACAAGAGAGGCTTCCAGAGTTACTAAAATAAATCAAGGAACTATAGCAGCATGCGCAAGAGGGGAAAGAGCATCAGCCGGTTCTTATAAATGGAGATATAAATAACCAAATTCAGCCGCAGAAAAGGTCAGAGCTATTACCGTACTAAAAGCCGTGAGAGAAGCGAAGTGCGCACCGCTTCCCTTTAACCTTGTACGGGCGGTTTAAAAACAAAATACAATGGAAAATAAAGTGAAACAGTCTTCAAAGAATAAAGAGGAAAACCTCTTGAACGAAGATAGAAAAGCCTCTAATAAAAGGCTGAAACAATATTCCGCTCGTATTTCATTTGGATATACAGAAAAGAGCTTGGAAGAAGAAAGAAAGAACATCTGCCTTAGTCAAGGACTATCAAGATATTGCTAAACTTAATATTATAAAATTATGCCAATCGTAAAAAAGAATGACGTTCTACCTGAACGTCCTGTTATTATTGTACTTTATGGAGTACCGGGAAGTGGGAAAACAAGTGTTGCTACAACAGCCGATACCCCCTTATTGATTGATTGCGACAGAGGTGCAGACCGAGCAGTACAGCGTTGTGATACTATAATGGCTAAAAACTGGAAAGACATAGATAGTGAGCGGGAAGCAATGAAAGAGTATAAAACAATTATAGTTGATACAGCCAAGTCTATGCTTGACGATTATTTGAGCCAATATGCCATTGAAAACAACTATAAGTTAAAAACAAATTCTTTAAAACGTTTCGGACAGATGGGCGAAGATTTCAAAGAGTTCGTCAATTTTCTTCGTTCAAATGGCTCTGATATAATATTTATCTGCCATGATAAAGAAACTGCAGATGGTGATGTGATAAAGCACTCTCCAGATTGTACCGGGCAATCTAAAGACCTGCTTGTTAGAATTGCAGATCAAGTTGGATATGTATTTATCCAAAATGGTAAACGCTGTATATCTTTTGCTCCGTTAGATAATTTTGTAGGGAAAAATGTTGCCGGGCTTGAAACTGTTACTATTCCAGATTATGGCACAACCCAATTTGATACTTGCATGTCTGACATTGTTTCAAAAGTCAAAATATCTATTCAAGGAAAAGGAGAAGCACAAGCAAAAGCCAACGAGCAGCTTGCAGCAATACGAGAGCAACTTGCGGCTGCAATGACTGATGAAGATATTATCTCATTGATGGAAGCAACCAAGACACTGCCTAAAATCATGCAATTGCCGTTCTTCTCTGAAATGCAAAAAAATCTTGCTACAAAAGGATACGCATTCGACAAGGACAAAAAAATGTTTATTAAAGCATGAAACCACTTATTAGGGTAACACAACTGGAAGCATTCCGAAAATACATAGAACAAAGCGATTACGCCAGTTATGAGATAACTGAACAATCGGTTATTGACAGTATATCAGGTGCATTTGAAGGCAATACATATACGAGAATTGGAAAAGCTTTTCATAAAATAGTGGAAGAAGGTACACCGAAATGCGAAAAGGTTAAAGCAGGTGAGCGTACCTTTCTTTATTACGGGAAAGAACAAAAGGAACAAATGCCAAGCGGACGAGCGTTTGACATTGAGAGAAACAAGATAATTCTTGACATACCACAATGTAAGGCCGCTCTTGCATACAGGAATGAACATCCTGATGCTTTTCATGAGATACGCCTTTATAAGGACTTTGGGAATGCTATTATAACAGGATGTGCCGATATGATAGATGGCGTAGAAATTAGGGATATTAAAACCAAATATTCTTATCCTATTGATGCCGATTACATAAATTCTTGCCAATGGAAATTTTATCTCCAATTATTCAATGCAGATATATTTCATTTTGATTTGTTCATATTTGAAGGATATGATAAAGAAAAGCATGGATATGATGTCAGAGGTATTCCGTTGAAACGTTATGATCCTGCAATAACATGCTATCGCTACGATGGCATGGAGCAGGATAATTATAATCTGCTTCGCTCATTTCTTGAATGGGCTGAATATAGAGATTTGACCAAGTATTTACTTAAAGAAACAATAGAATAGAAAATGAATTTAACCGGAAGCGTAAATTTGCTAAAGCTCGAAAAAGCGGGCATAGCAACAATCAAGAATAAGAAATGCGTTGTCATTCCGATAGAAGAAAACGACCTTTATGTAAGTATGGACGAGAACCTGAAAGCAAAAGCCGTCTATCTTAACGTTAATATTAATGAGCGTAGAGAGCCGAGCCAATACGGCAATACCCATTACTGCAAACAATACTTATCAAAGCAGTATAAGGATGCGAACAAGACAGAAGCAGAAGCCAAGTCAAAGGTTTACCTGGGCGACTTCAAGCCTTATGAGTTTGAGGGTTCCGGGAATGCTGCGGCTACGGTGGATGCACCATCCCTACAGACCGACGGGGAAGACGACCTCCCGTTCTGATGTGTAACCTATAAACATATAATATCATGCTGTACGAATTTAAGCTAAAAGTAAACAAGGTTAACGAGAAAGGCGATGAAAAGGAAGTCACCGAACATTACATAACTGATGATGAGCTTTTCGGTCATGTGGAATTGAAAGGCAATGAGCTATACAACGGTGAGTGTGATGTTTTCGCAATCAGCCGGAGTAAGATACGTGATATTGTTAATGAGAAACAGGAAGATGAGTTCTTCTATAAGGTTACTCTTGTTGAGATTTTCGTAGACGACAACGGGAAAGAAAAAGAGAACAAGTATTGTGTTCTAATAGCTGCAAAAGACATGGACGATGCCAACAAAAAGGCAGCGGAATACATGAAACAGGGGCTTCAAGATATGAAGCTGGACGCTATTGCAAAGACAAAGATTTTAGACTTGATATAATTAACCGAAAGCCCTCTGCTCACGCAGAAGTCCCGTGAAAGGTTCGGGTTAAGTGATTTAATTTCAGCTAACAGTTAACTATCCCGGTGTGGCTTGACCGCCTATCCGGGAACTATTTGTTAACCTGCCTGTCCGGTCTGTGAAGATTGGGCGGGCAAAAATGGTGGTATGGCGGAACAACGAGAGACGCTAAAGTGAAGCTCTTATAGATAGGTTGGTAAGTCAATGTGTTACGGTTAGCCGTAAAAAAAAATTCAAACCACTGAGTTAATAACGGGTAATGCCGAATAGACCGCAATGTCAATGAATAAACTACTTGGTGAAAGTCCAAGAAAAACTCCTATCATGCAGGTGCAAGTCCTGCTACCACCTCATAAATGTGAGCCACACATAAATGGCAAGGGTTAGTAAATAATGGTTGTGCCCCGGAGAATACGCTTCGGGGCTTTAATAAAAAACATCATGGAAACAAAAGAAATTACCAAGACTATTTACATTGCAAATGACGGGAAAGAGTTCTTAACGAAAGAAGATTGCGAAAAGCATGAAAGGTTTGTTGAAGAAATACTTTCACGTATTAAGTATTTCTGTATCAGATGTAATCCTGACTTAACAGAAACAGGAAATTTCTCTCATAAAATATATGTGGCTGTGTTTTCTAAACATTACCTATATAAAGATATTGCATTTCAATGGGCTTTAAAGAAGTTTGGTACTTACTTAGGGGAAAGCGTAATGGGATATGGCTTCCAACCCCATTTTAATGTAAGTGAAGTTTCTAAAGAAGAATATGAAGAATGCCCTGCTACTGTTTGGGGAGGTACTTCATTGAAGAGTGAGAAAATATTCCTTAGTCCTAAATCAGTAGAGGGATTTCCTGAAAACATTGACTACATGAAGGAATGGGGATTTAAATAAAAACTTGAATGAAACTTACAATAACCAAATCCGAAGGTGCAATCATTCAGAAGCTTATCGCAGACCTAAAGTCAGACATTCATAATTTTGGAGGTGACAGCAAGCAGGCAGAGCGTCTAAGCAAGTTGAACAAGAAGATTGCAAGGCAGATAAAGAAACAATACAAGACATGAGTCCTTACGTAATAACTTCTGCGGTTCTTATTACTTATGACGGAAAGAAGATACCATTGGAAAACATAGAGAGTGAAATAATGACCCGACCTATCCAGTTGACTAAGGAGAGGATACTCGATGCTTTCTCCATGATGAAAGATAAGCCGGTGGATGTTGAACTTAAAGTAAAATATATATGAGACATTTAGAAGATTCTCTCCAAAAATCTATAATTAAATATTGGGACTTGAAATATCCCAAATGGAAGAAAAGGCTGGTTCATGCTCCTAATGGAGGAAAGCGCAACGCAATCGAAGCAGCAAAGTTCAAGCAGATGGGCGTTCGTGCAGGATTCCCCGATTTGATACTTCTTATACCGAATAAGTTTTATCCTTTCTGTGGGGTGGAATTAAAGACTAAAACAGGCAGGCAGTCGGAGAATCAGAAAGCCTATCAAAAGGAGTTTGAAAGTATCGGCGCTAAATATGTCGTTGTCCGGTCACTTGACGAGTTTATAGAAGTGGTAACTGATTATTTGAAAGAAATTTGATTTTTCCTTTGGCATTTTGGTTTGAGTTAGTATCTTTGCGGTGTTTTCCCGCCAAGAAAACATCTTTATTAGCTTAGATGCATGGATTTTTTATATCCATTCGACAGATTATATCTATAAATATAGGCTGTTCGTATTCCCTTGTGAACTATGTATCTTTGCAGATAGTAGTGTTTCTTGGCGGAAAACAGGGAAGCGGACAGCTTTCTTTTTATACATAACTCAAATTCTAATCACAATGCCAAGAAACTTAGAATTAGAGAACGGGCGAATAATATGTACCCCACAATCTACGTTAGTTGCTAACGAGAAAGCGACATTCTTATCTTTAAAAAGTACAAATGATGAAATCAGAAAGTATTTTATTGCTGTACTTAATCTATCCAAATCAAAGGAAAAATATCCCGTAAATCTTGATGATGTATGGATGCTGGTATATGGAAGGAAGCAAGAAGCTGTTAGGGCTTTAACTTCTGAAATATTCATCCAAGACATTGATTATCAAGTTTTGCGCCAAAAAGCGGAAAACCCCAAAGGCGGCAGACCAACAATAGAATACCACCTCTCCGTCTCCTGCTTAGAATACTTTATCGCCCGCAAAGTTCGCCCCGTATTTGACGTGTACCGTGAAGTCTTTCACAAGGTGAACGAAATTGCACCAAAGGTTGCCAAGTCAAGTGCAGCCGACAAGCGGAAAATCGCAAAGCTCGAAAAGGAACTGGAGTTTACGAAAAAACTTCTCGAATGGACAAGATGGAGCGAACGCAGGGAGATTGAATTAAAATGCTCGTGCTTCTCTTTCCTCGTAAAGACGAAGCAGTACGATAAGTGGGCGGAATACAGAAGAACGGGGATAGTCAAGAAGTAACAACCATGATTGAAATACTTATCGTGTTTGGTAGTCTTTTATCGGGCTACCTCACTTTCCGAAAAAAGGGAGAGAAACTTTTCTATTGAGCAAAATCTAAAAAATTAAATATTATGAATACTTCAATTATTAAATTCGATTACAACGGAAATATAATTCCTTTTGAGAAAGGGAGTGATGTTATGGTAAACCTTACGGCTATGGCGAAAGCCTATCCCGATAAGAATTTATCCACAATTGTTAACTCGCAGGAAATCAGCGATTATTGCACATCACTTTCCAAACTAAAAAATTTTAGTTTGGCTGATTTACTGATAGTTAAGAGAGGTGGAGATAATCCAGGCACTTGGGCACACCGTCTTGTCGCTATTCGTGTTGCACAAAAACTAAATTCCGATTTAGCGGTATGGGTGGATATGAGAGTAGATGAGCTTCTTAAATACGGTATGACCGCCACGCAGCCAACTTTGGAGCAGATGATAAACAACCCCGACCTTGTTATCAGCCTTGCCACGCAGTTAAAGAATGAGCGTGAGGAAAAGCAAAGAATGGCTTGCGAAAATCAAATTCTCAAAGAACAGAACAAAAATATAATTGAAGAAACCAAACCTGCTGTAACCTTTACAAACGCATTTAGTGGAGCGGAAAGTTCATGCCTTATCGGAGAGCTTGCAAAATTAATTGCGCAGAATGGATACGATATAGGCGAAAAAAGATTGTTTGCATGGATGCGTAAAAACGGATATTTGGGCAAGCATGGAGAAAGATATAACGTGCCAAATCAGAAATACATAGAGCAAGGGTTGTTTGTAATCAAAAAAGGCGTACGCTCTGGAAGTAATGGCGTTTTACATACTACATTGACTACAAAAGTTAGTGGCAAAGGACAAGTTTACTTCGTGAACAAATTTCTTAATACGATATAGAAAGTAATAATATGAAAACAATAAAGCAGCAATCAGAAGAGTATGCGTTGAAATATCCTTCCGAAATCCGAAATGAAATAGCGAAAGCATGGATAGACGGGAGAAACTCAATAAGGAAGAAAGAGGTACTTGACCTCTATTTCGTAGAGGAAGAATATAAGGATATATTCATATACTGGCTCAACTACAAAAAAGAGAGGGGGCAGCCATACAAGCAGACCGGAGCAGAGGCATGTTACCGGAAGCTATTAACTCTTTCGGGAGGTGACAAGCAGATGATGATTGCAATAATAGAGCAAAGCATGAGTAATAATTACCAAGGGTTATTTCCACTAAAAGACAATGGGAACAGAAATCACACTAACAAGCAAGGAAATAGCGGTTCTATCTTCCAGGCAGCTGATTGCTATCTGCAAGAACATCAGTAATGAGATAACTTCCATAAGCCAAGCGATAAACGCACCTCCCATACAATTATCACAATGGAGGAAAGATAACGAAACCTGCATAAAAGCGGTTCTTGTAAAGTTCATAGAAGGTACTCTGTTGTTTTACGGCCGTAGCCGCGAGGATATGAATGACTATCAAGTAGCATCCATTGTAAACTCTATCCTTGACAAGTATTATTATTTCAGAATTGAGGACGTTTGCCTTTGTTTTAAACGGGCAAGGGAAAACTCATCATACGGTGGATTTTACGGCAAAATAGACGGTTCTGTCATCATGAGCTGGTTTGCCACTTACGATAAGGAGCGGGATGAAGTGATACACTCAATGCCGGAAGAAAAAATTAATGTTTTTACCGGAGAAGAGTATAGCCGGGAAGAGTACATTGAGATGTTGAAAGCTAAGATAGCCGGTGGAGACCTGTACGCAAACGAAGCATTGCGGCGTGTTGGTACATTCGAGCGTATAATGTTTGATAGACGTGGAGAGTACGCCAGTTATAAGTATTGGCGAAAACATAAATTTGACAATAAAGTATGAGACTTACAATATGTTGGACGACAAGAGGCAGGCAAAGACGCTTTTACTATGATATATGCAAAAAGTTTGGCATATCGGATTACATGAGTGTTAATCATGAGACGCCATGTGATATAAGGGATGAAGATATGGAGCTGTTGAAGGAATGCGAAAAACGAGGGTTTATCCAAATAAGAAACAAACGGTAAATAATCATGGACATAGAAATTGAAAAGAAAATCGAACAATTGGAGTATCAGCGCATGATTGATGAGCTTGCAACAGAGAGCAGAAACAAGAGTATGAACAAGGCAGAACACGCAAGGCAATGACTACCGACACGGCAAATCAGATAATCAGCAAGTATGAGAGCCTTGTAGTTCTGTGCACCTACAACATACTGCTCACGAACGACATCTGTTGCGGGCAGGTTATCGAGTGTCTGCATGCGATGAAGAGAACGCCTTATTACAAACAGGCATTCAAGCGGTATTTGAATGATGCCGATAAGGCAAGAAAGGAATACGAGCGTACTGTAAACAGCGTTATCGGTTCAGACCGGAGCGAGTTTTTCGCCGACTGCAACGACAAGTATACGGAAGAAGTGAACAAGCACGTGGATATGTTGTATTGGCAATTCAAGCAGGTTCTTGACGATAACGGCATATCCCATTCCGCAGAGATTGCAAGGTTCGAACTTGCAAGGACATTATGTGATTACGCCTGCATCCAGTTTGACGAAAGGATTAAAGAGCTTCGGAAGAAAGATGCACGGTTCAACGGGTTCACGTTGGAATATTTGAAGCTTTCAAATGTGGCAAGGATGATGAACCTTGCTTCCGACTGTTTGAAAATCGGGAAAACGGTCAATATGAACACAGAGCGGTGTACAGCAGCGTTTGATGTGCTGGTAAGAAAGCTGTCGGATGCGGATAATATTGCCAACGCGATAAAAGTTTAGTGAGATGAAACCTATTTATAACCTTATAACCCTCCTCATGGACTGGCTTTCGGTAGAGGTCGGAGTGGATGAAGAGTGGTTCTGAACAAAGACATCATGGTGCAAGATGTGTGTTTCGGAAGACAATCGGGAACGGAATAAAAGAAAGGAAAACAAATGAATTTACAGTCAAAAATAGATTATTCAATAACCTTGCTTCGCAAGAGTGAAAGAATGGCATTGGAACTTGACCCGGAGAATGGATTCTATTTGGCATTCTCCGGCGGAAAAGATAGTCAGGCATTATACCATATTGCAAAACTGGCAGGAGTAAAATTCAAGGCTCACATGAACCTTACAAGTATAGACCCGCCAGAGGTTATTCGCTTTGTGAAACGGAATTATCCGGATGTGGAGCTGATAAAGCCTAAGATGTCAATTTACTACATGGCTTTGAAAAAGCACTTATTGCCTACAAGAACGATAAGATGGTGTTGTGCCGAGTTCAAGGAAACATCCGGTGCAGGAAAGGTTACGCTGATTGGAATCCGCAAGCAGGAAAGCACAAGACGGAGCAAGCGTGAGGAAATCGAAATCAGTTCCCATAAGTTCAGCGGGAATTTCGACCAGTGGAGCGAACACAAAGAACAGATGGTAACATGCGTGAAAGGCAAGGACAAGATACTTGTTTCTCCAATTATCAATTGGACGGAACGTGATGTGTTGGAGTTCCTGAATGAGGTGGTGAAAGTACCACACTGCAAGCTATATGATGAGGGATATAAACGGATTGGCTGCATTCTTTGCCCGATGTCGAACTATCGTCAGAAGATAAGGGATATGCAACGCTTCCCCCATGTAAAACGTAAATGGATTCAGACCATACAAAAGCTCATTGATGCCGGGTATCTCAATCGTAACTTTACCAATGCAGAATTCGGTTTTAATTGGTGGATTAGTGACAAGTCTTTTGACCAATATTATGCAGAGGAAGTGCTACAAGGGAAGATAGATTTTAGCGAATAGCAGAATGTGCCAATGAAAACAGTTAAACTTTCCAATTTAAAAGTCGGCGACCTTTTCATCCATAAAGGAACGGTGTACGAGATTATTACAAAGAGTAAGTGGACTTCCCAATGTAGGTATCTAAATGATAAATATCGCTTCGGTGGTTGGTGTCAATACTTGTATTGTGATTTTAGTAATTACACAAAAGTGGAAATTTAATATTAGCATGTGGTAAATATAAGAAAATTAAAAGTCATTGATTATGAAACAGACAACTATCCCCGCTTTTAAATATTGGCTCCGGATACACGGCTTTCGCTTAGAATGGTTCGGTACTGGAACAAAAAACAATCCAATCAAGATTAAATCAAAAAGAAAGAAATGAAAAAGTAAATATGGAATTAAAAGAATTGACATTAAAGATATGTGACATCTTCGGATGTAGCAGTATTACTACACTGCCTGATAAGGTTATGTTTGCTTTGTTTTCTCAGAATTCCACTTTGTATTTTGAGAAGTACAAAGAGTTATGCCCTGATTTGACTGTAGATTGGATGCAAAGGGTATATCAGTTCTACCACGCAGACAGAAAGGAAAAGAAACAAGATTATACACCTGTATCTCTTTCTAAGCTGGTTGCTTTTCTTAGCTATACACCATGCGAGAAAGTTGTGTACGATTGTTGCGCTGGTTCCGGTTCTCTGACTATTCAAAAGTGGTGCACTAATCCGGATTTAAAGTTTGTTTGCGAAGAATTGGATACGAATGTATTGCCTATCCTTCTGTTTAATCTTTGTATTCGCAATATTGATGCGACAGTGGTAAACAAGAATATTCTCACTGGTGATATTATCGGTTCATATAAGGTAATCAGAGGTTCAATATATGGAATTATACAGCGTCCGATGTTTCCGGAAACAGAATTTCTAAAAGCTGATGTAGGCATTTCCAACCCGCCATTTAATTTAAAAGTTCCTGTATCTGAAGAAATAATCAAAGCTTTACCTCAGAAATACACTTGTAATTTTGCTTTCGTGGCGCATTGCCTGCAAAGGAGTGAAAGATGTGCGTTGATTCTTCCCAGAGGTGTGCTTACAAGCAAAGAAGAGAAAGAGTGCAGGAGATACTTTATTGAGAAGGGATGGCTGCAAGCTGCTATTTCTTTGCCGGAAAAGATGTTTGAGTCTACCTCTGTAGCGACTTGCATACTTTTGTTTGATAAGAAGAAAACGAGTAAAGATGTGATGCTGATTAATGCGGAGGGAATGAAATCTGTTGAAGTAAGAGAACAACGTGGAGAAGGTGGCGCTTCTCATTACAACCGCATCTATAAAAAGGAATTTAATACTTTTTCAGATGAACAGATTGCTGCTATATGCGAACTTACAGTAAAAGAACAGGATTCATTCTCTAAAAGGCTTTCAATCGAAGAACTGGAGCAAAAGGGATACAATCTTACTATTGGCTCATATCTGCCGATAGAATTAAAAGGAACTATTCATCGAGACTTCAACGCTATAATATCAGATATTAACCGTGTCATCAGAGAACGTAATGTTATTAAGGTGACAGTTAATAAGGTATGGGCTGAACGTCTTGGACTTACAGAAATTATAAAAGATTGCGAATCATCCAATGAAGTAGTGAAAGCTATGAATGAAAGTTTTGCATCATTCAAGAATTACGAAGTAAAAGAGAAAATTATTGAGAATAAGTATATTCAATCTTCCAATAGTAAAGTATTTTGTATTGAGAATACTGATAAGGAAATATTGTCAAGTATCATGCCTTTCTTTATGAATATGTATAAGCAGCATATTTATTACCTAAATAATGAAGAGAATAGGCTTCTTTCCGAACTTAGAGATTCAATGCTGCCATTACTTATGAATGGAGAATTGGCTTTTAAAGATTAACGTATAACTAACAGTGATATGAAACAGACAATAAAAGAAGCAGCAAGGGAAGCAATTCATAAGCATTATAATTGTAATGGGACCTATCCATGTTCAGAACGTGAATATTGCGAACATTGTAACGGTCATAATACAGCATTCGATTGTTGCGAATGTGGTGCAGATGAATTTAAAGAAGGATTTATTACCGGTGCGAACTGGCGAATCAACAGCGTGTGGCACAAGACTAAAGATGAAGTGCCACACGCTCATGGAGAATACGAAAATGAACATTATCCGCAGATACCATGCCTTGTATATGGGAAATTAAGCACTGGAACTGGTTACGGTGTCCGCTATTGGAACATAACCGAGCAGTGCTGGGACGATGAAGAGTGCGATGATTACGAGTGTTCCAAAGATGCCATTGAAGAATGGGCGTATTTGGATGATTTAATACCTAATAAAAAGCAATGATTATGAAATCAAAATATGTATTATCAGTCGAACAGATGGAACATTTGCAGGAGCTTGGGTTGGATACAAGCGATGGAAGCATGTGTTTCGAGTGGAATGAATCAGATGCAGACAACATGGTTGTAACCTCTCCGGATGCCGATACGAATTACGACTATTATCATGAAACTTACACTTTGCAGGACATTCTCGATAAGCTGCCTTGTTTTATTGGCACACATGTACTAACCTTACAGAAGCTTGCAAATAGCGGAACATGTTTATATATGGAGCCTTATTCGCGTTCTATATTAAACCTGACAGAGAGTAAGGAACTTATTAATTCAGCCTACAAGATGCTGTGCTGGTGTATTGAAAACAGGTATATTAAAACTAAAGAATAGTTATGAAAGCAAGAATAAAAGCAACCGGAACGATTGTAGAGGTTGAAGGCTTATTTGATGTTGGGACTGCCTTAGTGAATGGTAGGTATTTCAAAGTGTCAGAACTCGACTTCTTTGATAATTTTGAAACTATTGATTGGGAGCACAGGCGTTATGAACTGGCGAAGGCTGCAATGCAAGGATTCTGTAGCAATCCACATCAACAGATAATGGATGCTGACTCAAATATGGTGGCAGAATGGAGTATTGGTTTCGCTGATTCACTAATAAAGAAATTGAAAGGGAAATAACCATGGATATAGAAGAAGCAAAAAACAAGAAAGCGAAAGCCGAAATGGAGATAGCTCATATTCTGGAAAAACTTGAAGCTGAAACGGGTTTAAAAGTCAGCAACATGTTTTATATATGCAGAGAAAATGATAAATCTGCGTTAGCTGTTTCCCCCATAGAGCATATAAAAACCAATATAATCTTAACGTTGTAATCATGGAAGTAAAGAACGGAATAATAATAGACGGAGTGCTGCATGAAGCGGTACAATATAAAATTAACTGTAAAAGATGTTCACTGCTATCTGTGTGTCATGAGTTTAATGCTGTTTGTGCCGTTATTGGTTGCGAAGCATTTGTTGAGCGTGGCAAAGTAACTGTTACATCTTATTATCGTGAAACACCTAAAAACGCTGGAGAAATAATCAAAAATAGATAAGGAGGAATAACTATGGGATTTACAACACCGTGTTTCATAAGAAAGAATACACCGGAGCTTCGGAAGAAGTTGGAGAAGTTGGGATATAGATTGTTTGGGGCGGAACTTAACGAAGATTTATGTATTTTCACTGAACCCGAACACAGTCTATATAGTGTTGAGTTTTTCAGTAACATTCCACATCCTGACGAAACCGATAGTGTTGATTGCGGAACCAACGAAGAACTTTTCCTAGCTATCGCTGCATTAAGGGATGATACAGACAACAATCAATTATTCACTAATGGTAAGGGCGATTGGGGTATATACCGGGATGGCTCTGATGGAGGTTTATCTGGAATGGATTTCTATGGGGTGCCTAATGATTTTGAGATTTACAATTACCACAAGGCTACCGTAAACGAACTGATTGAACACTTTAAAGTATGAAGAAAATAATTATCATTTTGGCAACAGTTGCACTATTCGGGTGCAATAACTCTGGAGAATACCCTATAGAACACCGTACAAGTGAGGGAAGCGTGACTTATCTCAATGATAGTATAGTGATTATCCGTACCCATAAAAAGGGGCTTGACAACTACGAAACGAAGATTATTAATTTGAAAAAACAATAGCCATGACCGAAGAACTTGTGACATTAGAGACAGCGAAGCTGCTGAAAGAGAAAGGTTTCAATTGGGAGTGTGAACACATAATAGGCTGCAATAAGGTTATTACAAAATATGACCTTCCGCAAAGTATGTCGTGTTGTACGGAAATATATGACGAACCAGTTGAATTTTTGTGTCCAACAATGTATATCGCCCAAAAGTGGCTGCGTGAAACCAAGAACCTGCATATTGAAATATACCGTAACACTTGTGGTTATGGCTATGTTATCGTAAAAGCCGATAGCGGTATATGGATGGAAGACGATAATACCAAAGGACCTAACGATGACGGGAAGTGGGGTACCTACGAGGAAGCACTGGAAGCCGGGATACAAGAAGCATTAAAACTTATATGATTATGAGAAGATTTATATATATACTGGTTTCTATCATTATATCATATCTAATTTGTGTATATGAGTATAATACGTGGAATTTCATTGTCGGGTTAGAGCCTTCACAAGCTTGCGAAAGATTAGCCAAATACGCTTTTTATTTCGTGATATGGTATTGGGTTGCGAAAGCTGTTGATTTGTTTAATGATTAACAAATAAGAGTATATAATTATGAAAGCAAACCTAATATTTTCTCTTGCGATACTCATCATATCAGCATTATTCATCGGTCACTTCCGACTGACATTCTCACCGTTCAGTGTATCCTTTCTCTATTGGCATAGGACTGTAGGAGTTATTCTTATCGTTGCAGGATGCTTGGTTTACAACATAGGTGAGCATGTATCCGGTTACAAGAAAGGACTGGATAAAGGTGTGGAGATTGTTTTGAAAGAGTTAAAAAAAAGATACAATGAAGAAGATAATGTTCAATGAGATTTGGAAATCAATCACCCTAAATGAGTGCAATTTGGATGTATCAAATTATGGGAATGTTCGTTTTTCTAAAAATCATAAGAAAAAATCGTTTCATCTTAATAAATATGGTTATCCGACAATTCGCATTCAAAAAGACAGAAAGATATACACATATCGAATACACAGATTAGTCGCCCAATTATTTATTGAAAATCCCTATCCAGAAAAGTTCGATTGCATCAATCACAAAGACGAAAACAGACAAAATAATTTTGTTGAAAATCTTGAATGGTGCGATAGGAATTACAATAACAACTATGGCAGTCACAACGAAAAAATAGCAAAAAGCAAGAGTAAGCCAATCATTCAATATGATTTGAACGGAAATATTGTTAGAGAATGGGAGTCTGCATCTGTTGCTGCAAGAACATTAGGGTGTGCTCAATCAGGAATAAATTGGTGTTGTTTAAGAAAACCAAAACACAACACATGTATAGGTTTTATTTGGAGATTTGCGGACGATAAAGATACTAGATATAAAAATGGAAAATCTATAATCAAATATGATTGTAATGGAAATTTTATTGAGGAATATATAAACATTACCTCTGCCGCTAAAGAGAATAAGATATGTATAACTTCAATAACCAACTGCGCTAAAGGTCGGTCAAAGACCGCAGGAGGTTTTAAATGGGAATATAAACATGTATAATAAAATGAAGAAGATATTTTTTTCAGATAAATACAGTCTAACCCAGGCTGTATTGGATGGTCGGAAGACGCAGACAAGAAGAATCATTAAGTGTCCGAAAGCATATCAAGAAAATCCTGCTGGATGTTTTAGGATTACTGAATCAGATGATGTTAGCCCCCTTTTTGAGATTCTTGTATATGATAAGGACTGTAATGACTTTGTTCCAATGTTTATTCAGCCGAAGTACAAGGTTGGTGAAGTTTTTGCTATTGCACAATGTTATGAAAGTTTAGGGATGAATCCCGAAATTGCACTTAATGATAGGGACGGAATAGGATTTTATACTAAAACTAAATTCGCACCCGGTTGGAAAAATAAAATGTTTGTCCGTGCTGACCTCATGCCCCATCATATCCGCATTACCGACATCAAGATAGAACGGTTGCAGAACATATCCGATGAAGATTGCTTTAAGGAAGGAATTTTTAAATGGGATGCTGGACAAAAGGATATTCCTTTTTATTCATTCCATTACGCAGATATACCCGACTACAATGATCCTCGTGACGCATTCGCAGAACTGATAGATAAAGTCTCCGGCAAAGGTACATGGGCATCCAATCCTTATGTTTTCGTATATGAATTTGAACTGATTGATTAAAAACGAGAAAAGATATTGATTATGAAACGTGAAATAAAATTCAGAGGAAAAAGTACTGATACGGGGAAATGGATATATGGATTTCTCTCTTTTTTCTATACTGCCGGAAGGGACGAAAACGGACTTATCTTCACAGACAAGGCAAAGATATATTCTCCGGAAAACTGCCGGTGCGATGACGTATGGGCTGAAACTGTTGGGCAGTTCACGGGAGTTAAATACAATGATAGAGAAATATATGAGCATGATTTGGTTGAATGCACTGGTGTACTATGTGAAGTAGTGTATAGTGATAAAATCGGTTCTTTTGTGCTATTAGAAGTTCTGTCTCAAAATCTTGGAAATAAGCCAATAGGACAAATGATAGATATGTTCGGGATTAGATATGCAGGCAATATTTACGACAGCCCGGAATTATTGAAAAAGCAACTATGAGTAATTTAGAACACGTCGCCACAATTGATTACTGCTACTGGAGATTAAACAAGCTCAAAGAACAGCTTTCCAAGCCTAAATCGACTATGGAGCAGTTGGTTGATAAAGCCTGCGGTTATAATGAAGTAGAAGAAGTGAAAAAGGAAGCTATAACCCTTTTGGAACAGATTGTTGAAAGTAAAAAGGCTATCGGTGCGGATTATTCGGGAGATAGCAAGTTCCTTGATAAATTAAAGAACAAAGAAACACATGAGTAAAAAGAAAATATATATCAGTCTGCCTATCACCGGGTATGACATAAAAGATGTTGAGAAAAGATGCAAATCCGCTTCCGAGTTTATAGAACAACTTGGTTTTGAAGCGGTATCTCCCTTAGAGGTGTCTTCAAATCCGGACACGAGTTATGAAGAGCATATAGGCAGGGATATTACCGCCCTTCTTCAATGCGATGCTGTGCTATTCCTTGAAGGGTGGCATTATTCCAATGGATGTAGTCTTGAACATAGTGCAGCCGGGATTTACGAGAAAGAGAGATTATTTTCCATTGGAGAATTGAAACGCTACGCAAAAGAAATAGGCATATGAGTAAACTATACAAAGCAACCCTCTTCGGTAAATCATTTATTATAGGATGGTTCAGCCATGCGGACAAGTGGTATCATAAATTTAGTATAATACATTGAACATGAAAATTATATTTCTTGATATAGACGGAGTAATTTCCACGAAAAAGTCACATTATGCACTTGATAAGGATGCGTGTGATTTACTTGGCAAGATTATAGATGCTACGGATGCCAAAATTGTCATTTCTTCGTCTTGGAGAAGAAACACGGTAGAAGATACGAAATGCAAGCTTACTACCATAGGGCATTTGGTTCCTTTCCCGTTTCCATACGCAAATAGGATTATAGGAGTAACTATAAGAGCGTATGCCTACATTATGCAAGGTATTCATCTTAGCATTCCTCGTGGAGTTGAGATAAAACAATGGATTGACACTCATATCCACTCTGAAAATGGGAAAAATTGGAACTATAAAGATATTGGGGTTGATTTTAATTACGTGATACTGGATGATGATAGCGATATGCTTCTTGAGCAAGCTGAACACTTTGTAAAGACTGATACCCTATTGGGATTGTCGAAAGATGATGTTGAGCGAGCTATTAAAATATTGAACCAATGAGAAAAGCAGACAGAATAATCAGAGACAGACACTCCCGCATCCCGGACAAATACAAGAAGATTGACACTACGGTCAACGGGGATGTAGAAAGCCTTGCCGAACAACACAAGGAAGTGGAAAGAAGGCTGTTCCCTCTACGCCTTAACAAGACCACTGTTATTTACGTCACAAAAGACAAACAAAATGAAGCATATGCAGCGAAAGCACGTAAACGGATGGGGATAACAGAGCCGAAGAAACCTTTTGTCGACCCACTTTCGGAAGAAAACATTACCAAGTTGTACAAGGAAGAAAAGATACCACCCCGCAGAATGGCAGAGATGCTGAATGTAAGTGTAAGGACGATATATCTAAGATTGGCTAAGTATGGACTTACAAAAGTTAAATGCAGATAATATGAAAGAGAATAATATTTTAAACAAAGAGATTTATGCAGAGGCTATGATAGCAGCCTCTAAGGTTGATTTCCTTGAAAGCAAGGATGAGATTAAGATGTATGCCACTTCGCTGTATAACGCAGTAATGTGGGGCAGAAATCATACGGTTAAAGCAAAAGAATTAGAGACACCAAGCTAATACCCTCACCAAAACGGCAAGCGGTATAACCCAATGGAGAACTCGTTCAAAGCGTTCTAAACGTTCCATTGGATAACCCGGAAAAGGCGGCAATAGTCCATGTAAAGGACATTGTCCGCCAATTCAAGCAGTTCATCTATGTAATCCCTTTTTCGCATCACGTTCAAGTTTTCTACGTTGTTGGCGGTTTATACCATTTGCTATGGCAAGGCTGTTCAGCGTCTCTTTCTGTTCGGGAGAAAGCATGTTATATACTTCTTCCCGTGATTTGCCTGATAAAATGGCTTGTACTATTTTCCACATAAGCTACGTCTACAATGTTCACACAAAAATTTCTTCGCTACCGGGAACATCTTCTGTCCCACATATCCGCTAAGGTACTGCGCCTCTTCCCCGTATGGGTCGATGCCGAACGCCCGTGAGATATGCCGACATAGATGCCCTTTTTCATGGTCGAAAGAGTTTTGAAACTCTGCCGGGGAAGAAGTAAGGGCTATAACCATTACGGTTTGCCTGTTTTGGATATTGGAGTAAGTGATACCCGTATTCAGATTGCAGGAGCGCATGTTCTTATAGGCATTCACCAAATCCAGCCCCCTGCATCCAACCCGCCGAAGGTCGGCGATGATACGGTCGGTATAATAGCAGTCCACCGCATAATATACACGGACTTCCCAATCATAATCCGGTATGTAAAAATCCTGTATTATCATAGGCTACATCATCTGTTCCCACATGATAGGATTGCCGGAGCCTATGCAGTCGGCATAGAACCGAGTGAAAGGCATTCCATTGTAAGCGTCCACATCATCTATGTAATCCTTAATGAACAATGCGAGATGGGCTTCGTCAGTGATAGAACTTTTGTAGTAATCCGACTTCGCCATGTTTGCCACGTAAACGCTGTCGTACCCTGCATCCTTCTCCAGGTTTACACTGTACTTTTTCAGAAGCTCCTCTACCTGCTCTTTGCTGATTGGTTCAAGTTTTTCCTCCTTGCCCGTAGATTTGTTTTCCATCTTCATGCGGGAAACAGCCCATAGGCACATCTTCTTGCTGAAATGCCATCCGTACTGGCTGAGATAGTCAGCCATTGCAGGCGGTATTCTGTCGTATGTATCTAATCTTTGTTTCATATTTTCCTGATTTTAAGTGATTGGCAAAAGAGGGGAATAATCCCCTCTCCATTACATGAACTCTCCGTTGGCGCGTCTGCGTCTGCGTTCGCCCATATCATCACCGTAAGGCTGTGAATCGCGGCGTTCGTTGTAAACCGGATATTCCGGGAAGTAACCCGGCATACGACGTTCTCCCATATCCGAGCCGCCGCTATAGCTTCCACCGCGTGAACCACCGCTGTTACGATAGCCCATTTCACCGCCCTGCATCTCACGCATGGCTTTCTCGTAACCATGACGACAACCCTCTCTATAGGCTTCTTCCATAGGATTACCGCCTCTCATACCGAAGTCACGGTCATATTCTCCGCGTCCTTCTTCCAATATTTCCCACATTCCCATATTATTTCTTTGTTTTAGATGTTTCAGCAACTCCGAGCTGTTCCATAAGCCGTTTGTTCAAATCCATAAGGTCGGACATATTTTTGCTCATTTCTGCCATTTGCCCTTTCAGAGAGGATATTTCCTGTTCCTGACGTTGTTTCTCTGCAAATTCGGGGTTCAAGAGCGTCAGCATCTTGTCACATCCCGCAATGACGGAATTGTGGAAGTCCATGCTGTTGATGATGTCTATGCTTTTCTGTTTCATAGAAGCGACCTCGTTATTCATCGCATCACGAGAGCATGACACTACGATATTGCCGTTCTGTCCGAAGTCGGCTATATCCATGCCGGCAGGTAGATTTTGGAAAGTCGTGTTCTGCCCGTTGATACAGACAACGACATCCACAACCATTTCCATTTGGGGCAACTGTCCCATAGGGGATGCCATAGGATATTTCGGCTTAGGAGCGGAAACGCTGACTACCGGACCGTATTCGATAAACGGGTTAGCATCCTTATGAAGTATATACAACTGGTTATTGGTACGAAGTGATTGAAACATATTGGTTTGATTTTAAAGGGGTGTGGCTATTCCCATTTTGGAAATAACCACAAAGCCCCATGTTAACTACTTGCTCTTTTGAGCGGTTGCTTCTGCTGTCGGAGTCGGTGTCGATGCGGTTGTCGGACGATACCCACCGTTAACAAGGAACAGTTCGTTGGTGTACTTGTTATAGTGGATTTCGTAGATACCCGTTCCGGCAAGGTTGCCGACAGTCACCGGCTCATTGTTGTAAGCCAGCAACGGTCTTGTATCCCCATTAGTCCCTATCAGTATCGGGAGTGTAGCAGTCGTACCGGCAGGTATCGCCTGGCGGAGACTGACATAGAAACCGCCTACATAGCTTCTGTTACGGAACGCATGGTTAGGCAGCTCTAAAGTCACGTTCTCCGTGCCGACCGTTACGGCTACCGTAGGAAGGGTATTGAAATTAGCCCTTCCAATAGTAGGGAACAAGAAAGGAAATCCTGTAAAAAAGTTAGGCCACATAATTACCCCCTTTCTTACCGGAATTAACCCCAGTAGTTGTTACAACCACAACCGCTACGCCCATACATTGCATCACCGGCGTAAGCACCGAAAGCCGCAGCACGAGCTATCTCAGGGTTAAATGCTTGCAATTGCGGGTATGGCACTGCTACCGTAGGTGGCATCTTGCATTTTATTCCATCGACATCGGACTGCAATGCCTGCAAGCCTGCTGCCAAAGGAGCAATCTGTTGTCCTACTGAATTCAGGATAGTAGCATTCTGGTTACGTTGGGAGATTTCAGCGGTCAAAGTGGCTTTTTCTGCTGTAAGAGCCGCAATCTTGTCCTGCAATGCTTGGTTCTGCATAGCGTCCAACTTTGCAAGGATAGCATTGGTATTGGCGGTCGCACCGTCACGCAATGAAAGAGCATTCTGATTGGCCGTGTTGACAAGCGCGTTGGTCTGATTGCACATCGCAAGCTGGTTCTCATAGCCCATTGTGGTAATGGCGTTCTGAGTCTTGCAGCAGCAATCTGCAATCTGAGTAAGAACAGCCTGATTTCCGGACTGGAATGCGTTGATGATTTGCTGGCTTGACATGCCCACCTGATTTCCTACATTGGCGATAAGTCCCTGGATGTTGCACAGGGCGCTCTGTAACTGTTGGGTAGAGCAGTTCAAAGAAGAAGCAAGCTGGTTGATGGCATTGCCATTGCCCTGAATGGCTGACATCAGGTATTCACGACCGACATCACCGTTAAGCTCGGCAGGCAGACCGCCACCATTGCCAAAGCGGTTGCCAAAGCCGTTGCCGCCCCAACAGAACCACAAAAGGATAATCCAGATGAACCACCACGAGCCGCCCCATTGGTCTTGGCTGCCACGTCCCTGGTTCAGTAAAGCGAGAAGTCCGGGGTCTACACCCTTGCTTCCCATCAAGTTGGGCAACATAGCCATGATGTCGAATTTGCTTCCGCCACCATTTCCGTTGTTCCCGTCTTGATTGAAGACATACGTTCTTTCCATAGAGATTTATATTTTGTATTACGGTCAAAATCAACCGCATCACAAAAGTATAAATACCGATACTGCCATGAAATCAGTTGTTTCCCAACGCTTTCCTAATGTTTTCCCAATATATTCTCAACATTTTCCCGCCTTCCATACGTTCCTGGAAATTGGAAATCATGTAGTTTATCGCGCGTTTGGTCTTGTGAATTTTAGGAGCTATCTGTGAAGGGTACATTCCCCTTTCAACAAGCAACTGTACAAGCAGATAGCGGGCGTCTACGGTTTCCGTATCCTTATCCGAAGATAGTATTCGGCTGGCGGGTATTTCGGTCTCCTGCGCCACAAGATTGATTGTTTCGGCAAAGATTTCTGACTTACACATAGTTTTTCTGAATTTTATATTTATCTTTGCCCTGCCACATAAAATATTTGATTATATACGAACAAAGCATAAGATACCGTGTTGAAGATATTAAAGCCTCCAACGTGCGGTGTCTTATGCTTTTTTCAAATTTTTATGTGGCAATAATTATTTGAACGTTGGGGGCTTTCTTTTTACTCTAAGCCCCGAAAGAGTGTCAGCTACAAGCCAACTTCTACATCGTTAATTTCTTTCTTATCTTTATGGGGAGCCAAACAATTACGAATAAAACACATGTCAGATTTATCGAAATGCTGGCACCACCGTAATTGATTTTAAACTTTTCCCACCATGACAGTTCCCTCTCTACCGGATAAGGCTTGGGCACTTCAATCCTTCTTATCTTTTCGATAAAATACGGCATTTTGACCGTTACCGTAGCATGAGGATAAATGCCCAATGAATGGTTCAATATCCCGTTGCTAAATGAAGCATAGCTGTAGGCATACGGATTGCGAAGGAATGACGTTGTATCGGCAACAGATACGCTGTCCTTGTACGGTATCAGCTTCTCTTGAAATGTCGTATCATGGAAAATCACACTATCAAGAACCTTTGTCTCAACCGGCATATAAACAGTCCTCGTTCTACAGGAATACACCGTCAACGCAAGAAATACTATATACACTAACTTCTTCATAACTTCAACAGATAATGATTAACAACCATACCTGCACATATTGCAGCTACACCACATAGCAAGTCTGCTTTGTTCCACTTGCCGTTATAGTAGTGGCAACGGTCGCTGTTCT